TCAAGCTGTGCTTGAAAGGAAAAATTATGAGTGAAGAAGAAAATAAAGTTAATGAAAATATAACTGAAACAAATGAAACTGAAACAGTTGAACAAGAACCTGTTCAAGAGGCATCTTCTACAGAAGAACAAGAAAATGATCCAGTTGAACAAGCGATTAATGATAGACTAACAAAAATGAAGTCTAATATGGATCGTATGGTTAAAGAGCGTGACGCTGCCTTGCAAAAAGCAGCTGAAGTAGAACAAGCTCAAAAACAAGCTGAAATTAAAAGGCTTGAAGAAGAGGGTAAACTTACTGAAGCTCTTGAAATGAAACTTGCAGAATCACAAGCTAAGCTAAAAGTATTCGAAGAAGAAAATACAAAACTTAATCGTGACAATGTAGTAAATTCTCAACTTGCGAATTTGGAATTTAGAAATGAACGTAGTCGTCAAATGGCGCAACGTGATATTGTCGAGCAACTTGTTCAAAATGAAGCTGGTCTTTGGTCTCATAAATCAGGTATTACAATTCAAGAATTTATTGAATCTTACTCTAAAAATGAAGATAATTCATTTTTGTTTCGTATAAAGGCTAATAGTGGTGCTGGAAAAACTACTCCTTCTGCCTCGTCAAATACAACTGAGAAAAAATCTGTTTCTCAAATGACACAAGAAGAAGTATTATCTCTTGCTGCTAAAGGTCAATTAGGATCATTCAATTATTAAATAATAATAGTTATCTATAAGGAATTAAAATTATGGCTATTACAAATACAGACTTTCAGAATGTAGCACTAGCTATTTCTGCTTACGCTGATGAAGAATACACAACAGCTAAGAAATTAAACTCAACAGATATTGTTGGAGGTTCTTCTGATATTAGAACTGACGGTGAATCTTTTGTAGGACAAATGCGTTGGTACAAACCATTAAGTCCAACCATTAATGTACCATCACTTTCAAGTGCTACTGATGGAACATATACAGATATTTCAACAGAAATTTCTAACTATGTAAAATCAATGCGTACATTTGGTGCTCAACAAGTCAACTTGCAAGAAGTTATTTCTCGTCAAGATGGTCTTTCTAAAATTGCTCGTGACTTTGCACAAGTACGTGGTGATGACGAAGGTAATGCACTTATGGAATGCCTTAAAGGTGTTGCATCTTCAGAAGCAACTCTTGGTGATGCAGGTGGCTCTGGTAACGGTGGTCTTCTTAACTTTGATACAAACGCTGACACAGCTGCAACAGGTTTCTTTGTTGACATTAACGCTCTTGGTGAGTTTGGTGCAGCAGCTACAGGAACATCTGACGCACGTAAGTTGTTTGACTCAACAGCAACTGGTGCTGCTAGAGGTGAACGTCTCTTTAAATCTATTGGTATGGCATACAAAGATCATGAACCAGACTTTATGTATCTTGTAACTTCACCAGAAGTTATGGCTGAAATGCGTGCAGCTAACCTTGTTGATGAAACAATGGTAACAGATGGAAATATGGACTTTAGTACTATCTTTGGTGGTAAGTTCCGTCTTGTAATGACTCGCGCAAGTCAACGTGCAACAACTGCAACAGGCGATGCAAACGCACAGTCTACTAAGTGTACATTCGTAATTAAACCTCAAGCTATGGCATATGCACCTATTGCTGCTCCTACACCAGTAGAAGTAGATCGTAATGCAGCGTCATACACTGGTGGTGGATCAACAAATGTCTGGTATCGTTATGGATTTGTAATGCATCCACAAGGATATGATTGGGCAGGTGCAACTAACGCTTTTGCAACTAATACAACTCTTGGTGCAGCGGCTTCATGGTCTCGTAAAATGAGCGCACTAAACTTAGGCATTTTGCCTATCTTCCACTCATAAGATTTAGGAGGAGCTAATGGCTTTAGTTCTTAATACAAATAGCTATGTAACTATAGCTGAAGCTGATACTTACTTTGAAACTCGTATTGACGCTAATGAATTTACGTCAGCAAGCGATGATTTAAAAGAAGAAGCTTTGGTTACTGCTACACAGTTAATAGACAACCGAGCATGGATCGGTATTGCAGTTAGCTCTTCTCAGTCTCTGGCGTTTCCTCGAAAACAAGCAACGTACTACGATCCCAGAATGGGTCAGGATATAACGATTGCTGATAACGAGATACCCTCTCAAGTTAAAATAGCAGTTTATGAACAAGCTTTACATTTATTACAAAATGAAGATTTACTTGCTCAAAAGACTCAAACATTTGAAAGCATTTCTGTTGGTAGTATAAGCCTATCTGATAGTAATGGTGATGTTTCTAGAACTTCTATTACACCTTCAATTGTCTTAAAACCCTTAAGACCTCTTATTAGTAGAGGTATGAATAGTAATTCATGGTGGAGGGCTAATTAATGTCACTATCTGCAAAGGTGACTGCTGCTGTTAATAAGGCATTTACGGCTGCAGGTGATTTGGTTCAAAAAGGAACATTAACAAGCAAAAGCGTTTCTACTTATAATTTTGCTGCTAGAGCAACAGTGAGTACTAGTACAACTAAAACAGTTGATGTTATTATACAAACTGCCCAAAAAGTATCTGGTGAAGGATTTATTACTACTGCTATTATGCGGTCAGGAGAAGATCTTTCAGTATATGATACTCTTACCGTAGGAACTAAAATATTTAGTATTATCGATTACAGTGATAACAATTTTATTATTGAAGCTCAATTAAGCAGAGAGGTAAAATAATGTTTGATAATGTATTAGATGATATTGAAGGTGTTTTTGCATCTAGTTCATGGTTAGCTAATAATATAGATATTTATCCTGACAATTATCAAGGATCAATTAATGATGAAACAGAGTTTTGTCGATTAAATGTTATGCCTAGTAACAGTGAAAATTTAGAGTATGGCGGTCTTAAACTCTTATCGGGTTTAATTGCTGTTAAAATTTTTGTTGGTGCTGGTGAAGGACAATCTAGAATAATGGTTATAAGTGATATAATAGATAATGTACTACAAAATAAAAAATTAACGAGAGGAACAGAGCTATTCACATCTTATTTAAATGTGGAAGGGCTTGACCCAACCAATAAAGCACTTTATAGTGCAAGTTACATAATACCATTTAAGATACATGGAGAATAATAAATGGCACATATTACAACCTTAGGTGCAGGTATATTTTCATACCTAGACATCTATACAGGGTCGATTGCTGCATCGGTAGACACTGCGTCTGAATTTGCTGGACTTTTTGTTACAGCAAATGCAAGTGACGTAAAGCGTATGCCTTCTGTGCGTGAATTCCCTTCAATCGGTACACCTGCAAACATTGTTAACGTTCCTGTGTACGGACAAAATACATCATCACAGGTACAAGGTCAATCAGATGCTCCAACATTGGAGATTACTGTAAACTATGTTGCAAATGACATGACTGACTTTCACGCCTTAATAGGTACAGAAGCTGCATTTAGATTTTTAATGTCAGCTTCATCTTGTGGACTTTCAGAAAGCCTTGCAACAGCAACTACAGCTTTAAGCTATGGTAATACAGAATTTTACTTTAAAGGTAAAATTGAGGCTATCTTGGTTAACCCTGCGTTAACTGATGCTACTACTGCGACTGTTACATTGTCAGCACAGTCTGACTTCTTTGGTCCAGCAACATTACCTTAATTATAAGATAATTCAGGGGAGTCCAAAAGGGCTTCCCTTATATATGAGAAAGATTATGACAGAAAAACCATTTAGTAAAACATTTGTTATGAGAACAACCTTCCGACATATGCGTAGAAGTGTTGATATTAGTATTCGTAAGAGTTTTGAACGTTTTCAAGACTTTGACAACGAGTCTGCAATGGGGAAAGAAATAATGCAAACCCTAGATACATTGCACAAAGTCAGGAAAATGCTTGATGACTTTCAAGCTAACAATCCAAGTTTATTTACAGAAAAAGACAGGTTAGATTAATGAAACATTTAGTAGGAAAAGTTATTACAGAAAAAGTTGAATTTATGGGCGATGAAGTTGAAGTTAAAAAACTTTCTGTAAAAGAAGTTTTAAAAATTCAAAAGATTGTTGATAAATCACAAAAATCAAAAACCGAAGAATCTCAATTAAAACTTCTTCAAGACGTTATTAAAGTTGCAGTTGTTGGTGCAGAAGAAATATCTGAAGAAGATTTTAATCAATTTCCTTTAGGTGAATTAAATAAACTAACTGAATCTATTTTACAACTCTCAGGGTTAGGTCAAGATTCTACTGTGGGAAAGTAACTAAAAATGAGGAATCTATTTATCAAATAGCTTATGAATTAAGAATACCTATTTATAAATTAGAAGAAGAAATGCCTTATGTAGAGTTATTAAAATGGATAGACTTTTTCTCAAAATATCCTATTGGTTGGCGTGAAGATCAAAGAACCTATATGATGTTAAAGAGTTGGGGATTAAAAGCAGCTCCCGAAAATGCTTTCCCAACATTAAAACAATTAAAAGAATCACAAATGAAAAATAAAGAACCAGACAGAGCAGTTCCTTCTGGTAAAATTCTAGATATGATGTTAGCAGCTAAAAATGGAGATTCCGATTGGAAACCCAATATGGGGAAGAAAAATGGCTAAGATAAATGTAAGTCTAGAAATTGTTAACTTTCAACAAGAAATGCAAAGAGTTGAAGAAGAAGTAAGACAAATGGCTGATATGGAAATATCAGAAAGAATTACTTATGCAGTTGACACTTTAAAAGTTGTTACTCCTGTTGATACAGGTAGAGCAAGATCTGGTTGGACTTCACAAAAATTTAGAAGTTCAAGAAAATTAAAAGAAGAAGTTCAAGAGGGTGTTATTTCAAACCCTGTTGAATATGTTGAGTATTTAAACCGAGGAACTAGTAGTCAAGCGCCAAGATATTTTATTGAGCAAGTTCTTACTAGGATTGGTTTAGTTACCCCTGAATAATATTTGCCCCTGATGGCCTCTTATAATGAGAAACCATTGGGGGCAATTTTATTAAAAGGAGGTCATATGAGTGGCGTACAAATAAGAGTCCGTTCTGACAGTAGACAGGCCAGAAATGATTTAAAAAAATTAGAAAGTTCTGTTGGCAAAATTGAAGCTGCCGCAGGAAGTATGACAAGAGCATTTAAAGGTGCTGCTATATCTTTAGGTACTTTGTTTGTTAGTGGAAATCTTACTAGAGGTCTTGTTTCAGCAGGGGATACTCTTAAACAATTAGAAAATAGAATAGCTCTAGTAACTGGACGAGGAAAAGAGTTAGGACAAACTTTTGGTAGATTATCCCGAATATCAGCTGGAACTAGAACATCAATTAGTAACACAGTTGAAATTTTTAACAGGTTTAGTTTAGCACTAAGAGGAACAGGAAAAACACAAGATCAAGTTTTAGCTGTTACTAAAGCTGTAGGTCAAGCGGCTGTATTATCAGGTGCTTCAGCAGAATCAGCTAGAGCTGCTATTATTCAGTTAGGTCAAGGTTTAGCTGCAGGTCAACTTAGAGGTGAAGAACTTAATTCTGTTCTTGAACAAACTCCTAGAGTTGCACAAGCTATTGCAGATGGACTAGGTGTTCCTTTTGGTAAACTAAAAGAATTAGCTCAAGATGGACAAATTACATCCGAAGCTGTATTTAATGCTATTATTGCAAAAGCTCAAGAAATAGATGATGAATTTAAATTAATTGAGCCTACTGTTAGAGATTTATCTGTTGTTATGAGAGATGAATTTACTAGAGCACTTGGCGCTATTGATGAGATTGTAGGGCTTTCTAGTAGTGCAGCAAATAAAATTATATTAATAACAGATGCTTTTAAATTTGTTGCAGACAATGCTTTGTTTTACTTTACAGATATAAAAATTTATTTATTAGAATTTCTTATTGATGTTATTAGAGTTTATGCCCAAATAAAAAATGCAGGTGCAAGTCTATTTTCTAGTGACTTTAGCCTTGGTGCTTTTGAAAAAGCTATGTCAGATATTAAAACAGGTATTGGCTTAGCTATTAGTGGTATTACAGAACCTATAAAAATAAAATTTCAAGACATAAAATTAGCTGAAGCTTTTCCTTCTTTACAAGCTGTTCAAGACAGAATTTCAAATTTTGCAAAAACAATAATAGGTTTTTTTGCAGATATACTCAAAGAAGTTATAACAAGTTCTTCTTGGTCAAGTTTGTTTTGGAAAGGTGCTGACAGTCTTGGCGGTCAAAAGTTTGTAGGTGCTGTTCAAAATGTTTTAGACATTCTTAGAGTTTGGACATTTGATATTGAAATATTCTTTTCTGATTTATATTTTACTGTATTAGATCTTTGGACTAAAATAACAACACTTTTAACTACTACAACTATAGAAACTCCAGGTGGACCAGAAGTTACTTATAATGCTTTTGGAAATCTTTTAAATACTTCTCTTAACAAAGTTAAAGCAATTGCTGAATTTTTTAATAAAGCTGCAATAAATGTAGATTTTTTTACTAGAAGAACAATACAAGCAACAGAGCAAGTAAAAGCTTTTGATGGAGCAACACAATTTTTTAAAACAAGAAAAGACGCTATTATTGGGTTTTCAGATGCTTTAACTAAAGATTATGATGACAGCGGAGGTTTTCTTGGTTATATAACCAAACTTATGGAAGCTATTAGAAGTTTTACTACAGGAGCTTTTAAACAAAGTGTTGATAGTTTAGAAAACTTTTTTATGGGTCCAGCAGAAGAAATACAAGGTGGACCACTCGTAGGAGGAGAAGTAAGAGGTAAAAGCGGATTAGCTAAATCAATAGATGGTGCTGCTGACTTTATTAGTGATAATAAATTCTTATTAATTGGCGGTGCTATTGCAAGTGCTATTGTTGTATCTTTACCTGCAGAACTTAGAAATAATTTACTTGCAGGTGCTTTCTTTATTCTTGGTGCAGCTATTGGTCAAGGAT